TCATTGCGCCGCGGCCGCCAAAAATAACGCATCCAACTGGTCGGCCGACCAGCCCATTTCGTCCGCAACCTGCAAGACAAGCGCGTTGTCGCGCAGCAATACTACTGCGTATTCCCACTCGATCTGGGCTGCTTGTGGCATAGTGGACACTGCATCGGATACCACGTTCAGCAACCCCGCCTGGAGCAATACCAACCGAGCCTGTCGCATAGTGATCGATCCAGGAACTACCCCCGCCTGGAGTAATGCGACAGCATCTATAATGACCCACGCACCATCCCGCCAAAAACAACCTGAAATAGCTCGATCATATTCCGGTGGCGGAGTTCCCGCCCTGCCCATCCACGGTTGTGGGCTCTCTGTAATGATATGCTCGCCGGTATCCGGACTAAATAAATCGTTCATACTAGACCCCAAGCCTGTTCAGAAGATTATATGAATTCGCCCAATTTGCGTGACCGCGCCATGATGCGATGAATTTGTTAAGCGCAGCATCGTTATTAGATGCGCGGTATTTTTTAATTTTTCGTTTAGCGGCAATTACTGATCTGCGACGGATTAGCTTATGCGTCGGCCAAATACGGTAACCCAGCCAATCCAGCCCATGCGACACATGCCCGATACTCCACTTTGAAAACGTCAGACCCATGTTAGCCTCTGAAAACCACTTAAGCCCGAATTGCAATACCGCCAGCGCCTCGGGGCTATGCGAAAAAATCACCGTGTCATCCATGTAGCGCAGCCAATGCTTAATATGGAGCGTATGAGTAAGATAGCGGTCAAGGATATGCCCATAAACATTAGCAAAAAGCTGACTGGTCAGATTTCCGATCGGTAGGCCGCAGCCAGCGGCGGGAAGAAATGCAGCAATAAGCGCCAATGTACTTTGGCAGCTTATCTTTCTCCTGATCTCGCCATGCAAGACGGCGCGATCAATGTTGGCAAAATATTTTGAATAATCCAGCTTTAACCAGTGAGTAAGGCCCCGACGCATAATAGCTTGCGCCTCAATTACCGCAGCATGCGTCCCTTTTCCCGCTCTACATGCGTAATTGTTAGGCAAGAACGTCCGATCGAAAATAGGCTCTATCACATTACATAAGGCATGCTGAGCCACTCGATCCGCAAAAGGCAACGCGGAAATCTCTCGGCGCTTAGGTTCATTAACAAAGAATATGTTTGGCGGTGACGGCCTGTAACTACCAGTCCGTAGCGCATCTGAAAGCATACGGAGATTTGCCGCCAAGTGTTGCTTAAACTGCAAATGCCCGGCGCTATATCGCTTGCCTTTTGCCGCCTTTTGATAAGCTCGATACAGATTCGGCATACTGGCGATTTCCGCGATTAGATTTTTGTATTTTTTACCCATAAGTTGCAAGTTCGTCTTTCGAAAGTTCCTACTCGACGATCTCTTGACCTCGTAATGTATTTGCCGAAGCAGGATGATGAAGCTGACCACAAAACAGCGTGATCGGCGCCGGCGGCCTTAACCGGTCGGCGCGGAAGATAATCGTCGTCACTGGCAGCCCGCAAGCCGATGTTCCAGTTCGAGTTCCACGGATAGTTGTTCCAGTTGGAAGCGCGAGATCCAGAGTTCGAGCCGTTCGTACGCGTGCCGCTTTTATCTTAATCATCCCTTTACTGCCTTGCTTTTTATCCATGCGCCAAGCATTTTCCCGGTTTCAGCGAGGTGAATCGATGCCACCTCGTGCTGATGCCGGCTGATGAGCCGCCTGTTTTCGTTAGCAAGGAAACGCAGTAAAAATCTCAGGTGTGCCAATCCGGCATCGGCAAGATACAGCTTTGATATTTGCGCTGATTTTCCTGCCTGCTGTAAAAAGCTAACCTGATCAAACATTGCACCAATCAATCGATCCCGAATGACGTGGTGCGATCGGCGAATATTAAGCGCTATCGGATAGATATAATTTATAAACCCTTCAAACCGCTCAATAATCGCCAGTTGCCGTTGACTGGCAAATTCGTCGCTTAAAAAATCCATCACTCGCTTCCGCTCGCTCAATCAAGTTGCAAGTGGTCACTGGCAGCGCGCAAGCCGAAGGACCAGTCCGAGTACCACGGATAGAAGCCCCAGTAGGAAGCGCGAGAGCCAGAGCTCGAGCCGCTCGTACGCGCGCCGCCTAACAAGACTCTCGTATTGGTATTATGGTACATCTGTCCGCGCCCGCCATTGACACTCCCCCACGCAAATCCGGACGCCTGAGTGCCGGTGTCGCTACCCCATATCCAATGGTGGCCCGTCGCCTGCTCAATCCCGTATTTACTCGTGTAGCCAGGGTTTCGCTGCGTCAGCGGATATGTCGAAGCTGTCGCATCGATTGATTGATTTTCAGTCACTCCAAACGCCGCATCAACAAACTCGCTTTCTCGTAATAAGCGTTTCCCGGCCGCGCGAGCCAGCTCATTAGCCGCCCACCATGTCATGTTCGTATAATTTAACGTTCCGTTGCCGCCGAACGCGATAGGGATTTTGGGCAAAACTGTACCTGACGCTATGTTTGTGCCGGATTTGCTAGTGCCATTTGCGGCTGTATCGGTCGAACATAGATATACATCCACCCATATGTCATTGACAAACGCCATACCCTTTGGCGACGGACATTTAGGTCTAAACCTTAAGTCCCATATTGAGTAGTGGTTGATGCCTGCAAGCTTGTCAACATCTGATTGAGTCCAAATCATGCCGGGGCCGGTTGTTGCGAAGGAGCCACCCGCTACCGTTTCACCGGTCGCAACCAGTCCGTAGTGGAAGCCGCCGATCAAACGACTATTTGATGCTGAGTATCCAGCAGGGTAGGTAAACGAGGAGTCCGCTCTGATGCTGCCATCCGAGCAGGCATAGACTGCGTAATCGACGCCAGAGGTCAGCGTTGGCATAAGAACAGCGGTATCTATAGTGATAGATACCAGGGCACTGCCTACGGCGATCCAAGTATCTGCTTTTACATTCAACGCCCCGGCGCCGACCTTTTCAAAAACAGGGCTAAATGAGTCAGCCTTATCAAACACCAGACGACTATTGGCCTGGCGACCGCTCGCGCTCGTCAATATAGTGATACCCATCCTACGCCCCTAACGTTACAGTGACCGCCGCCGACGTACCGGAAATAGCCGTCAATTTGACATACATGTAAGGCCACTCGGCGCTAATGTAGTCGCCCGCGCTGTCAGTTGTCGTGCCGGACAGAGCCATCGTAAGCAGTAGCGCGCCGCCGCTAGAAAATGAATTGTTTGAGCCGTATACCTCAACTGTCGCCGTCACAACGCCGGTGCCGCTTACGACTGACTGAATCGTGCGTCCTCCGGCACCGACAGCAACAAGCCCCCCTGTCTGCGGCGCATTTGCCGCGTCAAGCATCTTGACGACCGTTTTGCGCCGCTCGGCCTTAATGTCATAATCGGGATGTGTCATGTTTGCTCCTAAAAATCTGCCAGTCTCTCACGGGTAAATACCCGGTCAGCGCTGGTTTTAGTAAATTCAACATCGCCCACACCACTTGCAGCAGTCGTAGCGGGACTACCTAAGTCAAGATCGACCAACCCTTTGACATAGTTATCGAGCTTTTTAATCTCCCGCTCGAATGCTTCTTTAACCGGTTCCGGCGCTACATCGACGTGCAGCAAAAAACGCGTGATGTTAGCGGCAATGCGTGTCAGATCGGTTGATGATGTTGCAAGAGGCACTGTCCAACCCTTAGCGCGTAAGCGTTGATTAATCTCGGCATCGGCGGCATCAATAGCCGCATCCAATACGGCGTCATCGACCACGCCGGCGTTTTGACGGTCGGTGAGCTGAATTAGCTCAGCGTCACCGAATGCCTTCTTTAAATCTGCATATGAGCAATAGGGCATTGTTTGATGTCCGGTTGCATAAGGTGCGCACTGCGCACCTTATGAAGAAAATATTTCGGACGGGACATCTTGCCCCGTCCAGCGCAATTATTTCTTTCTGGCTTTTGCTGTGGAATTGTCACCGGCATCAAGTTCGTTACCGGTATCGGCTTTGTCACCTGCATCAGGTTCGTTACCGGTATCGACTTTGTCACCGGCATCAGGTTCGTTACCGCTATCGGTTTTATCAACGCCTACCATACCCGCAACAATAACCCCGGCCGCTAGAAGCTGCTCAAGCTGCTGTTCGGTAAAATCTTCAGCATCCAACTCATCACCGGGCTCATAATTAACGCCGTCATGGCATATATTATCCAGCGCCACCCAACCCGCTATTTGGGTGCTCATGACGCCACCGCATTATGGAAGTGATAGCCCGCCTCTTTAGCGATAATCAACTCGTCCAATTGCTCGACGACTTTAACGACTTGACCGCCCTTGACGCCTGTACCGGATTCCTGCCGCGTACTGGTTTGGCGATTGCCGAATTCCGCAGTCAAGGCAAAAAACGGCTCAACGAAACCTTGCACAGACTGTACATTCCGTGAAACGCGCAAAAACGACGCATGATTACCCCACAATGGGACTTTACTGGCGGCTTGGCCTTTTTTAGCAGCATTGGCAAAGGTCTCGCCGACATGGATTTCATCCAGTTCCAGCAGATCGGCGACCGCTTGTTTGGTCAATACGCCTTTAGCGGCCATTCCGCCTGCACCACTGGTACGGTTTAAGGCCATCGCCACCGCTTCAGGATGCATGCGTAAAAACCGCCACACACGCTTGTTAAAAACCGCCACATTGGGCCTGACGATCATGCTGTCCAGCACCTCCAAAATCTGCGTAATGGGCGTAGAATTAGTATGATCAGACCATTGGTCGGTGCCGCTTAACGTCGTCCGCAATCCCGCCTCATAGCTGTTTAAATCCTGATACAGATTGCTTACACGGCGCTCACGGCCAAGAGAGATCAAGATTGACAAGCCTGTTGTTGCGATGCTGAGCGGATCGAAGTTCGCACCGGCCGCCCGCGCAACATCAATATCTTTTTGCGGGATAAAATCCTCCAAGCCCCAGTCTTTTGTTCTCGCCGGTACATCATGTGCACCGAATTCCACCTGATTCGCTGCCGATTTACGGCCGATATGGGTATCAACCTCGGTAAACAGCACATCCGAATCCAGCTGCGTGTACATAAACAATTCGGCCGGAACGGGAACCCGAGGGCAAACCTGATCGGCAATCATCCCGGTGGGGGATGTGGCCAGCGCGATCTGACTAAGCCGCGGTTGTACTTCAAAGGGATAATTAGTAGCCATGATATGTCCTTAACCTTGCATAACACTGGGTGCGATGCGCATCCAGATGACATCGTTTAAAACGCCGGATACGGTTGCGTACCCAGCAATATGCGTATTAACACCCGCCGCCGGAGCCGCCGTAACCGCCAGCCCGTTAGCATCGGAAGTCAATTTGTCGCCGCGCGTCACCGTGCCGCCTAAACGCACCTCGACACAATCGTCAACAATAATGTCGGCACGATCGCCCAATACGCCGCCGATATTGCCATTACCGCCGATAATCAAATCAGTTGGGCCGGCGGCTGGAACAACAACCCCGTCCGCTGCTCCGAATTTAATCAGCTGATACGGATCAGTATCTGCCCCCAGTGCATAATTGATAGATTCGCCTTCTCTCATGACTTCACCTTGTCCACATTGGCAGTAACGGCATCGACCGCATCAGCCGTGCTGATATGGATGCCGAATTCAAGTTGCTTGGCTTGATAAGCGACGGCCCGTTGCGCAATCGCTTTATCGCTGACCGCCTGGGCTTGCTTGTCATGACCGGCAATCTCGCCGAATTCCACTTGTTTAGGCAGCTTGGCTAAAAACTCTTTCCGGAACCAGTCCAGTCCGTTGATTTTAGTTTTAGCGTCGCCCTCGCCGAACTCGATCACATCGGCCGGTTTTTCAGCGGCCATAAAAGCCACCAAGCCGTCTTTATCGCGCGGCAATATCTTGCCTTCGGTGATCAGTGATTCTACAAAGGCGCTCGTGGCGCTCAATTTTGTAGCAAACTCGATTTGCGCAAGCTTGGCTTCGCGCTGGCCGAACTCGGCTTCTTTGGCCGTCAGCTGCTCTTGTTGTGCAGCAATGTCTTGCTGCTTTTTATCTAGTTCCGCCTGTTTAGCGGCGATTTCTTCGGGGGTCATAGTGGCTCCAGGGTTTGAGGGGGTAGCGGTATCGGCCTGCGCTGCGCTGCCGGTTGTTTCGGATTCGCCGAATTCGATAATGATTGCATCGCCGCCATCTGCAAATTCCGGCGCAGCCAGCCCTTGTACGGCAGGCGGGTGCGCACCCAGAAAGCCCACATGACGCAGGTAATACACGCCGGGGACGGGGTTGTTAGGACTATCGGGATGGTAAAAAGCGGCGGAGATTTTTGGGAACAACTTATCGTTGACCATTTGCCCGAAGGCCGGATAGACATCTTTGGGGATCGCCGACAAAATGCCGTCGGCAAACGCCAACGAGGCTACCCAGCCAAATGCGGGGCTATCGGTCTGGGGATGACCGACCACCAACGGCGCATCTTTCAGCGCTGGGTCATAGGCCGTTGCGGTCGCAACAACATCGGCTTCGGAAAACGTCAGCGCATCACCACTCATCGTAGTGTGCGTGCCGGGCTTAAAAATTTGGATGAGGTTATTTTTTTTCATGGCGCTCAGTGTAGCGGCCATGAATGAACGGGGGCATCCGAAGTCGTTCGGAAGGGGATTTTAGCGGGGGACGTGTGACACTATAGCAAAATACAACCTGAGCAACCAACGCAAATAAGGGTTCCGACCATTTATAAACGCGCAGACGGGGCGTTTAATCAATTAACGATGCGATACAAGCGTTGAGGTTGATTTGCAGCTGTACGCGGTTTTACTTAGACCCAACCAACCCAGGAGACACCATGACTATCCCATACGTTTCAGAACAAGTCGCTCATGAAAAAGCTCTGGCGCTGGCTGCCCAACTGGAGGGCTTAGCGATTAGCCAAGCGCTTTACATCCTCCAGGAACTCACCCCGCAGTTAATCACCAATAGCCATCGTATTACCAAAGACGCCATTATCGCTGCTGGAGAGCAATTACTTTCTGGCGGCAATACGTGTCGGCGCATAACGCCCTGGTAAAGGGCGCGCATGAATGAAACCGAACAACGCGCTGAACTTTAGGCGCGTCCCGTTGACCAGAGAGTTATACCCAATACGCACAGGCAGAACTATGAATAGAATCATCAACTGGATAAGAACCGGCGACGCAGAGTTAAATTATCCGCTGGACGATTATGATAGAGAACGTCATAAATTCCACTGGATCGCTCTGGTAGTGACTTTAGCGGCTTGGTTTTTTACTATTTACGCAATTGTATAACGCCATGTTCAGGCGACCGCCTGAGGAAAGACCTTAACAGCAAGATGAACTTTGAAACGCACATATTTTAAACAGCGCTCGCGTCGGCGGGTCGCCTGCAACTAACTGTTAGGCTTAACAATGTCTCCAGAAGAATTTATTAAAAGAGCAAATAAGGCAAATAATAACTTGGAAGAAATTGACCAGCTCTGCTATTTGTGGCTTGAGCAAAAAGCGGCTCAATGGCAAAAGAACGGCAGAATAGCTGTAGATGCGCTTCAAATATTTAAACGCCTTACCGAAAATTAAAGCGCAAGCCCCTAACGCGAAATAGGCACACAAACCGGCGTCTATCACAACAAACACACCGTTTTATGCAATAGTTGAAACGTTTGGGACGGGGTTGCAAACCCCGTCCCGCCCAGCCAACGCTGGAGCGTTGCGGGATGCATACGATACAACGATACATATTTTCTTTAGGAGACACCATGAACACACTCACCCCACAAGACAAACTCGAACTGGCTACACGAATCAACCAATTGATGGATGATTTCTTTGCCGAAAAACAATGTCGGCCGGATGAGGATGTATTGCTGCTGGCATTTCATGCCCGCGCTGACATCAGTACCCGACGCTGCCTATTAAGCAACCGGTTCGATTAGCCTCTTGAAAAGCTGATACAAATAATTCACCAGCATTTCATAATCCGAGGTCTCCTTGTTAACGCAGGCGGCCTTAGCTTTGTAGGTAAGATCGCCCAACATCGCACTCTTGTTATGCGCCAGATCAGCGGCCGTCTGCGCCGCCAATTTCAATAGTTCAATTTGCGTTTGTTCGTTCATTATCATTCTCTCGGTTTGGGTTTGGCGGCAATGACCACTATTGAATTAACAAGTGCGCTAGTTAAACGCTTAAGTTAAGTTGCTTAGTGGGGCGTTTTAAGCCCTTTTTTTCCTCCCTTGTTGCGTCTCATCCTTGTTGTCCGCTTTAGCGGCTATAAAGGCCATGCGTTTGATGGCCTCCTGATCCTCCTTGGCGCAATGCTCGACGTTATCCAGTAGCGCGGCTTGGTCGGGTCTGAGCACCCGTGCCCCGGGCAAGGTTCCTGAAGAGATACCAGTCAGGATGTATTGCACGTCGGCACCGGCTGCGGCAAATGCGAACAAAACTTCTCCTCCTGGAACTGCTATTCCTCTCTCGTATTTACCCCACATTTCCCTGCTAACACCACATAACTCGGCGGCCTCGGCCTGATTTAAGCCAAGATCTTTCCGTGCGGTTTTTAAGCGTTCAGCAGAATGCGATAAAAAGTTCTCATCAATATTTGACATAGATAACTTAAGTTCTCATAATTAACACAACACGAACACAAACCAAACGCTGACCAACTTTAACCGGAGCGAGTCATGACAACACAAACACAAAAAACACCCGACGAGGTCAAAGCCGACTTTCTGGCCAAGGGCCTCACCATTTCCGGCTGGGCGCGATCCAACGGCTATAAGCCGCGCGAGGTCTCCCTAGTCCTAAACGGCCAAGTCAAAGGCCGTTACGGCAAAGGCCACGATATAGCCGTGGCCCTGGGCATTAAACCGCACCCCGACCAAGCCGCCGCTTAATACGTATCCCTACTTACGTCACTTTACCTAAATAAAACTACTGAGGACACCCCTATGAGCACTACCGATCAATCCCTAAAAAACACGCAGCTTTCCCCAGTGGATGCGAAAGCTATCTCCGATGCATTGATGCCTACTTATTTAGTAAACGCAAAGCGCCTGCAAGCTCTGCGTGACCAGATTGCCAGCCTTCGTCAGGGTGCGAGCTGCCCAGCTGATCCAGGTCTTTTGCCAGGGCTTCAAGGTTTACGTAGTCTTGCGCGGCCAGATGGTGCGCTAACGCCGTATACGCACTGCTTTGCACCGCCTGCGCCAGCGAAATTCGCGACATTTCGGCAAGCAGTTGTTCGGCTATGTTCGCGATTTGTTCATTGGCATTCATAAAGCTCTCTCATTTTTTAAAAGTTAATTTACCGAGGATTTAGCCATGCCCCAACAACACAACACCCCAAGCCTGCCCAAAGTAATGCATGTCCGATTTCTGGAGATTATCGCCAGCGACATCAACGACCTGATCAACCGTAAAGCAGATAAACCGCTGTTAAAAGCCAATCTCCGTGTATTGCGCGGCCTAATCAGTAGCTTGGCGCTCGCTTACGCCGATCAATACTGCGAGCGTTCTCAGTATTTTTCGCCGCAGCTTGAACAACTCAGATCGCTCTTGCCCAACGCCATCGATGACCAGGTGGACTGGCTGAGCGCCCTACTTGCCGCGCAGCAATTTGTAGCTCGCGAATTAGACCAGATTAAGGAGTAATCAACATGCCCCAACCCAGCGCAACCCCATTACAAACTGCCCAAGCCAAGCAATTGGCCGCCCGGCGCAAAATCCAGAATCTACCCCAACAGCCGCCAAGAGCCGCGCTACCGGATACTATCAACTGGCACGACCACTACCTAAAACGGGTGGCGAAATGAGCACAGCGCATAATGCCTTAGGCTTTTCGCCTGACGATGCCGTTATTGGCAATAACGCTAAAGCCAGCCCTGATGTTATGGATATGGTAGAGCGCATGGTTCAAGAGGGCACGCGCAAAAATGGACGCCGGATCACGAGTCACCGGGAGGCTTTGCGAGTTGTGCAAGACGTTTTTGCCATGACACAACATCCATCTCACGAAATCCCTTGGGTTCACCCTTCGAGTAATCATCAAGCCACTCCTGTAGCTCACGAATCGCCATCTCTGCATGCTCAGCCGGAAAAGCCTGCATTAGTACACCGACCAGTGCATTTAGCTTCCAGATATAGCCTGAGTCGCTTTCCTGTACCCGCTCCAGTTCGTCGATTCTATCGAGCAATGGCTGCTGGGCTTTTTCAATTTCGTGCTGTATGGCGGCAAGAATGATCGGATTCATCGTGTTTCCCCAAGTTGATTTAAGTCGGGGTTATTTTCGCATTGTGCAACGCCGTCGCGATATATGCAAGATTGGTTTTTGTTTGGAAGCCGCTCAGGAGTGCTATCCCCAATGAGCCAGCGAAATTGGAAACGGACGCAACCCCGCGATTTACGGGACGCGATGGACTTATGCCTGGAATACGCGAAGGTCAAGCATAACCGTTCCGTTGACACCGTTGCTGACCTGATGAGCTTAGCCAGCAAATGGACGCTGTATAAGTGGATACAGGAAGCCAGCATGCCGGCCCGATCGATAAAAGGCTTTGAACACGCCTGCGGCATTGATTACGTCAGCCGCTGGTTGGCGATGAGCGGCAATAAGCTGGTGATCGATATACCCAAAGGTCGCAAAGGCGGGCCGGAGGACATTCAGGCACTGCAATCCGCCAGCCATGACGCGATCGGAGCCCTGATGAAATTTTACGAGGATAAAAGCAACGCCGAGGAAACTTTGGCAGCACTACAAACCGCCTTGGAGCGCATGGCTTGGCACAAGGGCAATGTTGAAAAATATAGGCAGCCAGAGCTGCCGTTTGATGAGGAGTAATGGCTATGAATAAAGATGATTTGGCATACGCACTCGCTAAACAGCTACCGAGCATGGAGCGGGGCTTTGAGATCGCTACTTCTTACGGCACGTTTACCATTGAAGCCGAGGATTCCGCCCCGGTCATTAAAGCGCTGACCAAAATACTGGCACGCAAACTGGCCACATTGGCAAAGGCTTAAGCATGGCTACGCAAGATATTAAAAGCGCGGTCAAAGTGTTTGCGGTGCTGGATGTACTGCTACGCAACTTCGCGCACGGGTTCAGCCCTAAAGAATTGATCGAAGCCACCTGCTTTAGCGGCACCGACATTACTCGCTATGTCAATACACTGGTACAGGTGGGGTATGCCGAACGCATTCAGGACACAGGCAGAATTAGGCCGAGCGAGCGATTGGCGAGGCAGGCGGTACTGATATTGAATTCACTTAATGCCGCCGAAAAACAATTGGCGGAACTCAATCAACGTATTAACAGGATGTAATGATGAGCAATACCACCACGCCCGATAATGCATTAACACCTACGCAAGAGGCCAATGTTCAGCAACTGGTTGAAGCCGGTAACCAGATGTCGCTTGCCAATGCCGCAGTTATGCAGAGTTTTGATGTAATCAAGTCCCTGGGCCGTATTGAGGCCGCTAACTTTTTTACGACCGTCGGAGATAAGTTAATTGCAGAAACGGCCATAAATATCCGTGATGGCAAGCAATACAAGGGGTTGCCGTACAAAGACGAAAACGGAAATCTCCGACAGGTCGGAGATTTCCCAGAATTTTGTAAAGTTTTCCTGGGTAAATCATACACCAGAACAATGGAGTTAATTGGTAATCACAATTTATTGGGCGCTGATTTATACGAGCAAGCAGAACGCCTCGGCTTTCGCCAACGCGACTACAACGCGCTCAAGACATTACCAGCCGATGACCGCCAAATCATCGCCCTGGCAATAGAAGCCGAAGACCTGGACAAAGCCCTAGACCTGATGCAACAACTCGCCGCCAAGCACCAGCGCGAGAAAGAGGCGGCAGCCAATGAGCTGGCAAAAGCGACAGCATCGCTGGTGGATCTTGACCTTATCGTCAAAAATAAAAACGAATTGCTCAACCAAGCCACGGACAAACTGGTTTTGCTGGAAGCCGCCAAACGCACAGAAATCTCTGAAGTGTATATGCCGGGGCATGTTCAATTGACCGCCCTGCAAGATTATACGCGGCGTCTGACATCGATGATTACCGCCACGCTAAACAGCGAAATTATCAAGCTGTATAAAGAATTTGAAGGCCAGCCGCCCAAGCATATCGAACTGGCGGCACGGCAGTCGGTTGGGCTGATTGTTACCGCCGCTTACGGTGTCGCCGAAAACATGGGTTTTGAACCGATTATGGAGCCTGAACAGGCGGCAGACGAACCCGGCAGGGCTGAAGCCAAGGCATTTGAAGCGTATATGGCGACACAGTGCAATACGGCAGAGGATTTTGATGATTTTTTTGACGATGCCCCCGCTAAGGTAAAACCGACGAAAAGGGCGCAACCTGTCGCCGATACTGACACTGGCGAATAACCATGCATCCCGCCTATATACAGCAGTTGGTAGGCATTGCCGACGCGGTGGCGGCGGCAGCTCACGGCGAGAAAGAAACGATTTATCAACGCGCTTGTCAGCAGCTTAGCACGAGCCGAGGCACGCTACTCAGGCACCTGAAACAAGTCGCCGTCAGTAAGCCGCGCAAGCGTCGGGCCGATGCCGGAACGGTTACGTTGAGTCAAGCCGATGCTGACATTATTTCGGCCTATTGCATGGAGGGCTACCGTAAAAACAACCGCAAGATAACGTCACTAAAAGAGGCGATCCAAGTGCTGAGAGACAACGGGGAAATTATCGCAGCGACGTTGGATACGGCAACGGGTGAACTGGTGCCGCTGTCCGATTCGGCGATTGCTCACGGCTTGCGCACCTATAACCTGCATCCCGAGCAGCTGCGCCAGGCAACACCGCATACTAATTTGCAATCGCTGTACCCTAACCATGTGTGGCAGGTCGATGGCTCTGTGTGCGTGATTTATTACCTGCCCGACGGCGGCAGCGAGCTAGTGGAGCTGGACGACGCTGTGCATTACAAAAACAAGCCGCAAAATTTAAAGGCCATTGAGCAATTCCGGGTGATCCGCTATGTGGTCAGCGACCATGCCAGCGGGGTGATCCGCTACCGCTATTACCCGCACTCAGAGAGCGGCGAGCATACCGTGCGGTTTTTAGCCTGGGCGATGGCCCCCAAGCCCGGCAATGATCCGTTTCACGGTGCGCCAATGATTGTGATGGTCGATCCGGGCGCGACTTCAGGCGGCTTGGTGCGGCGGTTCTGCCAACGGATGGGTATTGAGCTGATCGTCAACAAGCGGCGCAATCCACGGGCCAAGGGCAGTGTGGAAAAGGGCAACCATTTGGTGGAAACATCGTTCGAGCAGGCATTGCGCTTTATGAAAAAACGCCCAGCCGATTTCGATCAGCTTAATGCCCTGGCGGAAACCTATCAGCTTTGGTGGAACGCGACCAAGGAGCACAGCAGGACTAAACGCACCCGGTTTGCGGTGTGGCTGACCATTACTGCCGAGCAGTTGCGCATTACCCCCAGTGCCGAGGTGTTGCTGAGTCTGGCAACGGATGAGCCGATTAAGCGCCAGGTACGCGGTGATTTAACCGTATCGTTTAAAAACCGGACGTGGAAAGTCGACCACGTCCCTGGCGTGTACGTAAAGAGCGACGTGTTTGTGCATTGGCACCCGTTTATGGTCGATACCGCGATGGCGGTGATCTGGGGCGAGGATGGGCAGGAGCAGCATATTGCGCTGTATGAAGATAATACCACTGCGCTGGGGTTTAGGCAGAGCGCGGCGGTGATCGGCCAGGAACACAAGGCCAAGCCGGACACGGTTGCGGACACCAACCGCAAGCGTATTCATCAGCTGTCCGCCGGTACCGACACGCTGGCCGCAACCGAGAAGAAGCGCGACAACAAGCATTACACGCCGTTTGATGGCCGGATTGATCCGCTGTTGGCGTCTAAGCAGGAACTGCCGACGTTTATGGCTAAGCGCGGCACGGCGCTGGGCATTCAGACCCCGACTGTCGAGTTGCTGCGCAAGAATATAGTGCAGTCAGCTGTATGGCTAAAAGGGCGACTGGGCAGCGAATATCAGCCGGAGTTGCTTGCGGATGTGCAGGCACGGTTTCCCGAAGGAGCGACTGATGAGGATTTAGAAACGATGTTGGCTGATCTGGCGGCGGGTAGAGCTGCGACCGGTCGGGCTAAATTACAGGTGGTTTAACCGTCATTAAACGAAGATAAAACGATGGACAAAATTGATAAAAACAAAATTGAGCAATACATGCTGAATCATGAAATCAAAAGTGTTGATGCAATGCTAAGGATGTTTACTGCAATGCAAAAAGCTTTACGGAATATTTCAATCGATATACAAAAATTACAGGAAAACGAGTGTTTGGAAGATGACTATGAATGGGATTAGTAGCACGTAGGATGTGCTGAACAGAGTGAAGCGCATCAATCGCGACCGATGCGCTAACCAATCAATACGAAAGAGATAAGAACATGGCTGAAAAGATAAAACCTCTATCGGAACACGCCAGAACGGAGCTGCGGCACATTAAAGCAAATCCGATGCCTCGTAACTCAGTTAATCCGGGCGAAGTAGGTCGGCTATTACGGGAATCGTTAGTCGAATCGGTGATGATGACTTCCCCGTTTCCTACACATAAAGGACGAGACATCGAGCATTTGAGGATTACCGATGCTGGGCTAATCGCTTTGACACACAACTAACAACAACCCCACCTCAACCAAAGAGATAAGGCAATGGCAAAAACAATCATCATCGAAGACCTCGATAAAAAGACAGAAAGCTTTGAAGTCAAGGTGCTTAAGTTTCAAACACCGGATGAACAGGATGCCGCTGACACGTCGGCAATATTAATCGGCGACCATCTCGCTGCCGCATTGGCTCATAGCATTTCGAAGATGCAACCAAAGACGACAGCGTTACCCATGCAATCAGCGTCTCGACACTAACATGCTGGCGCTAAAAAACCTACTGCTAAGCAACGGCATCAGCCAAGCGCAACTGGCCCGCGATCTGATGGTATCGCCCGCTTTGATAGCACAGCTGTTGAATCATGAGAAATGGCCGACCAGCCTCGATAAAAATAACCTGAAAGGCGTGATTACCGAAGTGCTGGCCAACCGAGAAATTGCCGTTGACGCGGCAATGTTTGAAGCGGTTGCGGATTCCGAGTCCGCGGCCTTTGTCACCCCCAACCCAGAGAGTATTGATATGTTACTACGCAAGCAAACCCTAACACCAGCGGCAAGAAAACATTTCGCGTTATTTCGCGATCCTTTTAATGAAGACGTGAACGATGCCGAGGATGTGTTTACCTCGCCGGACATCCGCTATGTGCGCGAGTATTTGTGGACCACGGCCCGGCATGGCGGCTTTGTCGCGGTGATCGGGGAAAGCGGTTCCGGCAAGACCACCTTGCGCCGCGATTTAAACGACCGCATTGCCCGCGAGGAAGCGCCGGTGATTGTAATCGAGCCGTATGTATTGGGCATGGAAGACAACGATGTGCGCGGCAAAACGCTAAAGGCTTCGGCGATTGCCGACAGCATTATCCTGACCTTGGCTCCGCAGGAGAAGCCCAGGATGTCGATGGAAGCCAAGAGCCGCCAATTGCATCGCATTCTGAGAGACAGCAAGCGGGCCGGATTCAACCACTGCCTGATTATTGAGGAGGCGCACGGGCTGCCTATTGCCACGTTGAAGCACCTGAAGCGCTTTTTCGAGCTGGAGGACGGCTTTAAAAAGCTGCTGTCTATTGTGTTGATCGGCCAGACTGAGCTGAAAATAAAACTCAGCGAACGCGCGCCCGAGATACGGGAAGTGGTGCAACGCTGCGAGGTGGTCGAGCTGCCGTCCTTGGATGCGCAGTTGGATCAATACCTGGCATTTAAATTCCAGCGTATCGGTAAGGCCGTTGATGAGATATTGGACAAAGACGCGCTGGATGGCATCCGCGAGCGGCTGATTTTTTCTAAATCGACCAAAAACATGCGGGAATCGGTCAGCCTGATGTATCCGTTGATGATCAACAATCTGGTGACCGCATCGCTGAATATGGCGGCCACGCTGGGCTTACCTAAGGTGAGTTACGATTTGATTAAGGAGTCTTGAGATGACCAGAGCGACATTAATTAAAGCCAAGTTCAAAGCCCGGCCAAAGCTTGAGCTGCCGGCCAATAAACGGTTTTTCAGGCGTCTTGGTAAACGTTTCGCGGCGCATCGACGTCTTTATATCGGACTCCAGGCCCCGCAGTTTGCCTGGATCAAATAGTTTTTACCGGAGATAACGATGAAAAGCTATGAGCTCATCGGCACACACCACGATCCGGCAGCCGTTGAACAGGTTCGGCGGGTTGTTAACAAACTCGCTTTTCTGGGGCTGGTCATCATCAATGCGCAACCGGGCCGAACGCCATCCATCCAGGTGCAGCCTAATGCGGCCACGCGCCTGCTGGAGTCGGCCTATACCGGCCAGGGCAGCAAGGCCGGACAGATGTACCGGTCTTATGCGGCGGTGGTCGATGGGATAAAGATCGTTTGGCATAAGCCGATGCGGGCGCCGGAAGCATCGAAAGTCATCCGCTGGCCGGGGCAAGGCTATCGCCGGGCTGCACGTTAACCCTACCTACATTTTTTTAACCTGAGGAATACATGATGTCAGAACAACACGAAATACCTGTCGGCTATCTAAAAAACAGTCTGGGCCATCTGGTGCCGCTGCAACTGGTCAGCGAGATCGATAAACTCCGCAATGATTTAGTGATGGAGATTATCGGCAAGGTCGCCGATTTGCGCGAGCTGCTGGGCGGGTTTAAGGCGGATACCTTCGGCGAAATACAGGCGTTTGCCGAATTGTCCGCCGAAAAATACCAGGTCAAGCTGGGCGGTATCAAGGGCAACGTCACGCTGTGCTCGTTCGACGGACGCTATCAGATCAAGGTGTCTCAGGCGGACATCAAGATATTCGATGAGCGCCTGCAAGCGGCTAAGAAGCTGGTCGATGACTGTATTCACCGCTGGGCTGAGGGCAGCCGGGTGGAGATTATCGCGTTGGTTGAGCACGCCTTCCAAACCGACCAGGAAGGCAAAATCAGCCTGGGCCGGATTTATACGCTGTTGCAATACGATATTCAGGATGCGCAATGGCAGTTGGCTATGCAGGCGCTGCGCGATTCCATGCAGGTGGTCGGCACTAAAGCCTATTTGCGGATTTATGAGCGGAATACTGAGGGCAAGTTTGACCAGTTGGCGCTGGATATTGCGGGGGTATGAGCATGATCAATCAAAAAAATATAACCCGCCCGGAAATCGCAAAACTGTTGGGCATTTCCGCTCCCTCGCTGTGCAAACTGATCTCGATGAGTGATTTTACTATGCCTGGCCCCGTGGGTCGGCGCGGACGCGCGTTGGCATACAGCGAACCGGACATTATTGCCTGGATTGCGACTAAGCCCCTGTCCACGGTGCGCTGGCCGCAATCGGAAAAAGCAGAGCCTGCGCCGCCATTGGATGCAGGCTGCGTCAGGCTGTTTTTGTCCGGGGGCGTGGGGGTATCAAAAGCGCAATACAACCGCAACCGGCTGCGCAAAATTGCCGCCAAACACGGCCGGGGTAAAACCCAGCGTGTCGAGGTAACCGGCAACGACGATTATCACGGCACACGCGATGCCTGGGCGGGGCTGGTGTAATGTCCAATAACTGTTCGGTGTCATGCCCGTACTGCGGCAAGGACGTCGACATCATCCAATCCCTGGAGCTACAGGCGGGCAATGGTTGGGCGGCGCTGTTGTCAGAATTACCGATTAGCCTGATCGGTGCGCTGTTTCGCTACCTGGAGCTGTTTAAGCCGACTAAACAGGCGCTGCGCATGTCGCGGCGGCTGGCGCTGACCGAGGAGCTGATGCCGATGATCCGGTCTGGCCAACTGACCCGCAACGGCATTGTTTACGCGATGCCCGCGCAGGCTTGGGAAGCGGAAATGATGCGGCTGGTCAGCAATAAACCCGCATCGTTAGTGCTGCCGCTGAAATCCAACGGTTATCTGCTGTCGATCATGGTCGGCCGGGTCGAGAAAAATCTGGCGGCGGAGGAAGCCAGACAGATCGAGGCGCAGCGCAACCGGGGACAGGTCGGCGTACAACACGGGATGCAATCGGTGGGTGCGGTGGTCGACAAAGCGGCGGCACCCAAACCGGAACCTAAACAAAAATCCGCCCCGCCGCAAGGCTGGCAGGGCAAAGCAAAGAGGCCATCACATGAATCGTAGACACTACACACCGCGCTCTGAGATAGACAATCGCAAAAACTACTATACTCTGCTGCAAGTCGGCAAAACCGATCTAGGCTGGGGCGACGAGTTCTATTACGGCATCTGGCTGCCGATGCAGGGCGCTACCCTGAAAAACGGCAAATACTCGGCTTCGACGCTGTCGATCGGCCAGTTGTGCCAGGCGGTCGAGACCATGAAAAAATCCGGCTTCAAGGTCAAGCACAGCAACGATAAGTCGGCGCGTAAGCTGGCCGGCGATGCGCAATCCCAGAAAATCCGCGCCTTGTGGCTGGACATGCACAACCAGGGCATTGTCCGTAATCCGTCCGAAGCCAGTTTGGCGGCCTATGTTAAGCGCTTGACCGGCGTTGAGGCGCTGCAATGGCTAACCACCGGGCAAGCCGGCGGGGTGATTGAGGCGCTGAAAAAATGGCAAAACCGCGTAAAGCCTGCTGCCGTATAAGCTATGTCTATCGCTCTGTTTGATTTTGATGATGCATTGATCCCGCGCCAACTGCGGGAGATTGCGGATAATACCGACCAGCGCACGGCGCTGGTGTTGCTGGAGCTGTATCCCGGCTCGCATGTGTATGTGCCGTCGGAACCGGTCGAAGGACATCGGCTGTTTGACCGGTTGACGTTGGCCGAGTTTAGCAAGCTGTGCGCGGTGTATGGCAAGTGCGTGTTGAAGATCGCCAGGGCGGATAAGGCGATACGCGAACAACGCAACCAGCGTATTTTGCAGGATTATTACGTCAACCGGATCAGCCAAGGTGACATCGCGATCAAATACGGCGTCACCGAGCGCACCGTGACCACGATTTGTAATACGGTGGCGATTTCGCCGCAGATTGATTTATTCGAGTAAGTTAATCTAGTTCCCACGCGCCGCGTGGGAACTAGAAATTTATTTCTTTTTCGACTCGCTCATCACGGTGGAAGCCTCTCATGATCAATTTATAGTTTGAACGTTGCTTGGCATCGAATACGTAATAAGTTTTATGAGTGATTCCGGGCTCTACGTTCACGCTGCCTCCGTATGCATAGTGCATTTGATGCTCGGCATAAACGCGATAAGAAGAGGATTCATATTGCTGACCATCAGCCGTTAATACCAAGTTTGAATGAATAAATGCGGCTTTGTTGGTTGTATTTGTTGCTTCGAATTCAACCAGTACGAATACACCATTAGTTGGGTAGTGCGGATTGTCAGAGGCCCCTAACTGACTAAAGGCATGAACACTAAGGATGCTCCATTCAAATCCATCCAGCATAAATCGTTCATGCGGTTGATTAAAAGAGGGACCATTAGCGGGAAATACTTGACGCCTTTGGAGTCTAACAGATGATCTCGCAGACCCAGTGGAATATTTACCGGCCAGATGACGTGCATTTTCAATGTTAATAATGCCGTCCTGACGGCCTTTCCCCGTTGATAGACCTAAATCTCTATCTGTTTGGATAGGTGGTATGGAATCCGCGCCAGCCTCCCTTGAATGGCTTAAAGAGATGCAAAGCGGCAGAAGCAAGAGGAATAAAGGTATTTTCATAGAAAGAATTAATATAGGCGTTTGGATATGTGTGAAGTCTAAAGCTAAGTAGTAAAAATGTAAAAAATTGACAACCGCGCACGGTGCGGCTAAAGTTTACCCAGCACTCGCAACAAAAATCGGGCGAGTGTCGGGCTCTCACTCCCGCCGAAGTCAAAAGGTGCCAGCGCACCTTCAATGCGCTTTTTTTATGCCTGTCGTTTTTGTAATGATGGGCTGGCACAGGCCGCCCTCGGGCGGGCCGTTTCCTTTTGAGCGGTAGTGAGATCCTGTGTCAGTCCATCACCCAATCTCGCAGGTGATGGCATCTTTAATTTCAAAAGGAAAAAATATCATGAATACTGCATTACAAACCTTCCACTTCCAATCCCATCAATTAACCGTCATTACCGATGAGCACGGCGCATCCTGGTTTATCGCCAAAGAAGTTGCTGAAATATTGGAATATAGCGATGCGCACAAGATGTGCGAAAAACTAGATGATGATGAAAAGTCAAACCGCGAAATCGGCGGTTTGGGAACAGCTACAGGTGGACGTGGAATTATCATCATCAACGAGTCCGGATTATGGTCATCGGTCCTACGAAGCACCAAACCCGAAGCCAAGACGGTTAAAAAATGGCTCACCTCAGAAGTCCTTCCTGCTATCCATAAAACCGGCAGCTATAACGCCCCCAACACTGAAGCGCAAAAGCTAATGGAGATAAAAGACCAATTACTGGACTCGCAAAAACAATTGCTGGCCTCGCAACAGTACAGCCATGAGGCTTTCAAGGAAAAAACCAACGCCTATATCGAGCATTTGACCCAGCAAAACAAGCAGCTTAATTTTAGAGCCAATATCAACGCAGAGAGCAATAAGCGAAACCGCGAGGAATTGGCGCGGGCGGTACGCGCTCAGCGTCCGATTGCCGCCGCCGAGGAGAAGGAAATTGCGGAATGGCACGCGCAGGGCTGGACGGTGCATAACTTAGCGATCCATTTTTATCGTAATGCCGGTATTATTCGCCGCTCTATCCGTAATCAAGGAGGTACGGTATGAGCACCGTTATCGATTTCCCCTCGCTCTATACGCCCGCTGAAACTAAACAGACGGCTCACTCTCACTATTGCATGACCGAAGACCATGAATTTTCCCTCTACGAAACCAAAAACGCCCTTAAAGGCATTATTCATTTGGTCGATAGCATCAAGCCGGGCAATACGTTGCAAATCAACCCGGAAGAAATATCTGCGTTACTCTCGTTATTAGAAGCGCGGTTACCTAATTCGAATGATATGGAGTTTATTTCCCGTTAATTTCACTTGGAGTTCAAGGCTAGCCTTGAGCTCCATCCGCCGCAAGATTCACTTCTTCCGAAGCGCTTCGGATACCCGCTAACCCCTTAAATTCATAAACTAGCCCCTTCTTTCAAGGGGAACTTTATGAGTATTCGCCGCGCTGCTGCGCACATCAGATTTTTAATCATCCATTGTTCCGCATCGCCGAACGGCAAGCCGTTCGCGGCGGGGGATATTGACCTATGGCACAAGCAGCGCGGTTTCAAGCGCGATATGTCGCTATTTCCCGAGCACAGCCCCCGGCTTAAATATATCGGCTATCACTTGGTCAACCGCGTCAACGGAGTGGCTGAGTGCGGACGCTATGAGCTGGAAACCGGCGCGCATTGCGCTGGCTATAACGCTAACGGTATCGGCATTTGCATGGTCGGCACCGATGCGTTCAGCCTGGAACAATGGGCGACGCTCAAGGCGCAAGTCGAAATTTTCAAAAAACGCTACCCCGGTATTACGGTGCTAGGGCATCGCGATACTTCACTCGATACCAATGGCAATGGCCGTGTCGATCCGCAGGAATGGTTAAAGACGTGCCCTGGGTTTGATGTGGGCGCTTGGCTGGCGGGCGGCATGGCGCCGATGGTTGGGCATATTTTGCCGGGGAGCCACTGATGATGGCGTTTGTTGTGCTGTTTTGCCGGGCCTTGCGGGCAGGCGAATCGCTTGCCAACGCGGCAACATGGAAACAACGCCAGCTGCGGCTTAATGCGCTATTGCCCATTATTTATTTGCTGGCGCACTATCTGCCGATCGATTTATCGGCCGTCGATGTTGACGCTGTCGCGACCGGCATCGGTATGATCGGCGGGGCCTTGGTTAATGGCTATTTAACGCTGGCCACGACGACAAAGATTGGCTTTGGCGGCTTGCGGGGTGAGTCATGATGATTCTATTTGCTGTTTGGCTGGGTGTTGTACTGATCCTGGTTATTGTTGCGCTCATTTTCCGTGCTATGGCGGAGCAGAATAAGGCTGAGGCGGATCGCCAGCGGCAGCGCGCCGATGATGCCGAAGCTGTCATTAATAACCGCCGGCAGTTGGATACGGCGCTGGAAACGCTTCACGAAACCCACCGCGAGGAAACTATCGATGCTACAAACCCGACACATTTGGCTGTTCGTGACGATTTTACTAATGCTTGGTCTGGCGCTGAGCGGCTGCACGACGCCGGAACCGATCCGGATCATGCAGCAAGCGCTGCCACTGCCGACTCGACCGGCGCTGCCGTCCATTTCGTCAACCGACCTGACTTGCGTTAGCGATGTTGTTTACGAACGCCTGGCTACACGCAATCGGCTGCTGCGGCAGTATGCCGAAGAGCTGGAAGTCATTATTAAATCAACCAATAAGATAAGAGATCATCCGTGACTGATCATATCGATAGCGCCAACGATTTGGCGCAATTAAATACTGAATCCGCGTTATATGTGCATCAGCGCGATAAAGATACAACCAGGCAAATCTGGTTGGGCGGCGTAGTGGTCTGCATAGACTGCGAGATGGCGATTCCGTCGCCACGTTTACTTGTTATTCCCGATTGCGCACGCTGTATTGATTGCCAAACGGCCCACGAAATAAGGGCAAGACAATGAACGCAATGACGGTGACGTTTGATGTATGGGATTTGCTGAAAGCTATCGGTCCGCTACTGACCGCATTTGTAGTGGCGATGTTCACGGTCGGAAAGTTATTGATTGGGCAATTCGATAGGCGACTGAATGAGCGTTTTGTCGCTCAAGATTTAGCACGCAAAGAATCTCAAAAACATTGGGATACCAAGTTTACCGCGCTGGAGAATGCCGCCGCAGCTGAAGCGAATGAGTGGCGGCGTATTGAGCGGGATATTTTACTGATGAAAGCGGACCTGCCTAATCAGTATGTCCGCAGGGATGATTACATTCGCAATCAGAGTGTTATCGAATCCAAAATCGACGGGCTGGCCGTACGCATTGAAAACGCTATTTTAAAAGGGGAACGTCATGGCTGATTTAGCCAAAATACGCCGCGAAGCGGTCCGCTGGATGATTTTATTAACGCTGAATAATGCCAGTCCGGTGGGTGCGTTTGAAAGCATCGTGCTATCGGTAGTTCAAGCCGAATACCCGGACGCGACGCAGGATGAGGTGCGCAAGAATCTGGATTATCTGGAGAAGCGGAATTTAATCAGTGTTCATAAGCACCCTGATGGCCGCTGGTTTTGCGAGCTGGAGCGCTACGGCATGGATGTGGTTGAGTATACCGTCGATGTGGAGCCGGGTATTGCACGGCCGGTGAAGTATTTCAATGCCTAAGCCATCCGCAATTGACGGACTGACGCCAGAGCAACGTACTCAGTTTGAATCCGAGCTGATCAAGCGCAACTTTAAGGATTACACGGGCCTGGTCGAGTTTCTGGCCACCCGTGGGCTGGAGATTTCGCGCAGTTCCGCCTATCGGCACGGTTCTAAATTGCAGCGCCGGTTACAGAACGTACGCAACTCGACCGAGGCGGCGCGGCTGATTGCCGAAGCAGCCCCTGATGATGCGGATTTGCGATCAGCGGCGGTGATATCGCTGGTGCAATCCGAGCTGTTTGATGTGATGGTGACGTTGCAGGATCTGGATGAGGCGGAACCGTTTGAACGGGTTGGGCTGCTGAAAGAATGCGCACGGTCGGTGCTGGATATGACAAAGGCCAGTGTGTTGCAAAAACAATGGGCTGAAAAAGCCAAGGCCAAGCTGCAAGCTGCGGCGGCAGAGGCTGAGCCTATCGCTAAAAAGGCCGGGTTGTCCGACTCCGATTGGGCTGCGATCCGGGCCAAGTTCCTGGGCGTTGAAGTCGAGGCCGGGTAATGGTCTTTTCTCAATTAGATGCGTTATTGGCAATAATGTTTGCGCTGTTAATTACGTTGGCCAGCTTACCTAGAAGCGGAAAATGAGCGAAGTAGAACCGGTCACTGTAGAGCCTATCGAGGTTTCGGCAGGTGAAAAAAAAGACCTGCTCGATTTGGTTGATGAGCAGCAAGCGTTACGCGCTACGCGTAAGTTGCCGCCCGAGCAAGTCCCTAAAATTCTGCTGCCTTATCAAATCCGCTGGCACCTGGATCAATCTAATGTCCGCATCGCGGAAAAGTCGCGCCGAATTGGTTGGTCATGGGGCTGTATCGCGGCTGAAGGCGCGTTGGAAGCGGCGGCCGAGCGCGGCATGAACCAGTATTACATGGGCTATAACATGGGTATGGCCGCTGAGAATATCGGCGATGCGCTGACCTTTGCCCGCGCGTATGGAATGGTTTGTTCTGCAATCGATATTAGCCGCGAGCGCGAAGTAAGGCGCGAGGTAAAAAATGAAGTGATCAGCGAAACGCGGCAAGATATTACCCGGTTTCGGCTGACGTTCGCCAGCGGCCATATTTATGAGGCGCTATCGTCGTCGCCATGGAACTGGCGAGGCCGTCAAGGTCATGCATTGATTGATGAGGCGGCGTTTCACCGCAATTTGCGCGAGGTGATTAAGGGTGCGCTGGCGTTTTTGATGTGGGGTGGCCGGGTCGATATTATCTCTACGCATAATTCCGAAGAGAATGATTTTTTCGATTTAATACGCGAGGTTAAGGCTGGCAAGCTACCGACATGGAGCTTGCATCATATCGATTTTGACAAAGCGATTGCAGAGGGATTTTACAAGCGTATCTGTCTGGTGACGGGCCGTGAATGGACTAGGCAAGCTGAGCAAAAATGGCGGGATGAACAATATGCGAGCTATCCCAGCCAGGAAGATGCTAATGAGGAGTTGGGCTGTATCGCTAAGCGCGGTTCCGGCGCTTATTTTACGCGAATGCTGCTTGAGCAATGCATGATTGATGATGTGCCGGTGATTTGCTGGTCTAAGCCGGCCGAGTTTGTCACTGATGAGAATCGGCTGACAGAAACGGCGCAGTGGATTACGGATAACCTGAAGCCGGTTATCGATAATATGACGATGCACAAGACGGTCTATGGTCAGGACTTCGGTCGATCTGGCGATTTGTCGGTGATAGATATATTGCAAAAACGCGACCCTGCCCGCTGGACGATGGCGTTCAAGCTGGAACTGCACAATATTCCTTTTGACGTGCAAGCCGTAATTCGCGATTACGTTTTAGATAATGTACCGATGCTGCATCATGCGGCGTTCGATGCACGCGGCAACGGCCAGTCTCACGCAGAGGCCGCGTTGCAGTTGAAAGGCAAAGCCCGGGTATCGTGCCTGATGGCGACTGCTGCGATGTATATGGAATTTTTCCCGAAATATCATCAATGTCTTGAGCAGCGCTCGTTTTTGATTGCTCGGGATGAAGACGCTATCGCGGATCATCGCCGGGTGGTGCTGGTTAAAGGCAATCCGACGATGGATAACGGCCATGATAAAGGCAAAAACGGTTTAAAACGGCATGGCGATAGTGCTATTTCCGGGTTGATGTCGTATATCGCCACGCTGGCCGAGGGCGGGCCTATTGAGTTTGAGGCTACCGGCGTTAAGCGCAGCTATTTTGTCGAGCTGGGGCAGGTTAAGGATTTGGTTAATGTCGAGCGCGGTACGGTGCGCGGAATGAATGATTTTGATGGGTTTGTGTGGTGAAAGTAGGCGTTCTATTTAACCGGTATGGCGTCTGGATCGGCGCGCATCACTCGACATACAACAAGCGGCTTTGTATTAATGTGCTGCCGATGCTGACGGTGTGGATTGTGTTTGAAGGCGGCGTTTTGCCTAAATCTAATGTTAAAAATTAAGCTATGAATATCATCGATTCAAGAACCGGAAAGCCTTTTGCCGCCAGTCAGCCTATTTTTGATGAGGTGGCCACTACTGAAAACGGCCGGGACATCACTCTAGGCTATGTCGATAGTCTGCCTTTATTGCCGACAACTGACCCGATCCAGAAGCAGCGCGGCTTCGATCTGCGCGTTTACGCCGAAACTCGCCGTGACGATCAGGTACAAACGGCCTTGCAACAGCGCAAATTGGCGTTAACCGGTAAGGAGTGGAATGTGCTGGCCGGTGGCAGTAAGCGTCAGGATAAGGCGGCGGCAGATTTTATTACCGAGCAGCTGGGCAATATCAACTTTGATCGGGCTAATGAGAAGATGCTGGGGACAGGGTTGTTTTACGGCCATGCGATGGCGGAATGTTTGTGGGCCAGGGACGGGGCGAATATTGCCTTGGCTGATATTAAGGTCAAGAATGTCAGGCGGTTCGGTTTTGCGCCTAATGGCGATTTGCGTCTGCTGACGTCGGAGAATCCGATGGGCGAGGCGGTTCCCGATCGCAAGTTTTGGGCTTTTTCAACCGGCGGGGATGATGACGATTCGCCGTATGGCCTGGGTTTGGCCCACTGGCTGTATTGGCCAACGTTTTTTAAGCGCAACGGTATTAAATTCTGGTTGATCTTTTTGGAAAAATTCGGCATGCCGACCGCTGTAGGCAAATATCCGCCGGGGTCTTTGCAAGCCGAAAAAGAAAAGTTGTTACATGCGTTGGCGGCTATCCAAACGGACAGCGGGGTCATTATTCCTGACGGCATGACCATTGATCTGTTGGAGGCGGCGCGTTCCGGTTCTGCTGATTATACGGCGCTGTATGACCGTATGGATGCGGCAATCAGCAAGGTGATTTTAGGCCATGCCAGTACGACGGACTCCACGGCCGGCAAGTTGGGCGGGGATAATATGGCCTCGGAAGTGCGCTCGGATATTACGGCGGCCGATGCGGATTTGATTTGCTCTTCGTTCAATCAATCTGTCGTTAAATGGTTGTGCGAGTGGAATTTTCCGGGGGCGGCGCAGCCTAAGGTGTGGCGTGAAGTGGAGGAAGCGGAAGACCTGAAGTCAAGAGTGGATAGGGATAAAGTGATTTACGATATGGGCTATAAGCCGACGTTGAAATATGTCACTGAAACGTATGATATGGAGGTTGAGGCTGTTAAGCCGCCAGCACAGCCGCCGACCGATTCGCCGTCGGCGGATGCCACGGCTACGCCTGATGCTGCGTTTGCCGAGGCGGATAGTATGCAGCCTGGGCCGGATGATGTTGATCCTACGCCGGTTTCGGCGATGACTGATCAGCTCGCGACCGAAGCCGGCGGTGCGTTTAAGACAATGATCGATCAAATTACTGCACTGGTGGATCAAGCTGATTCGTTAGAGGCATTGAGCGCTAAGCTGCTGGACGGTTATGGTGGCTTGGATAGTGATGAGCTGTCTAATGTGATGGCGCTGGGGTTTGCTGCGGCTGAGCTGGCTGGGCGATTTGATGTGAGTGAGGGTGGCTGATGGCTAAATTAGTGTCTGTGCTATTTGCCAGAACCGACAGCAACTATAAAAGCATCAACGGCTGTGACGTTTGGGACATTAACCGCGACGCTTTACAGTGGCCGGGCGGAACGCCCGTTGTAGCCCATCCGCCCTGTCGCGCCTGGGGACAGTTAAGCCATATGGCTAAGCCCCGTAAAAATGAGAAGGAGCTGGCGCTATGGGCGGTTGATAGGGTTCGGGAATTTGGCGGCGTTCTGGAGCATCCCAAGCAGTCAAAGCTATGGGCGGCCAAGAAATTGCCGTTACCGAATGAGGTTGATGAGTTCGGCGGTTGGACGCTGCCTATCTTTCAATGTAATTTCGGACATACGGCGGAAAAGCCGACTTTTTTATATATCGTCGGCATTACCCCTGAATCCATGCCGTTGATGCCGGTATCGCCGGGGCCGGAGGCATGTATTATCGGTTCTCATGGGCGGCGCTCCGATGGTAGCCGCTTGCAACCCGGCGATTACGGCTATCGAAAGTCATGTTTCAGGCCCGATAGGGAACATACGCCGCCTAAATTAGCCGAATATCTGGTAGACATAGCCAGGCTGTGTGAGCCATGCCGTTAACTATATCTCCTACCCAGACTGCTTTTAACGCCAGAGGCGACGGCAGTTTTAAATTGCCGTTCCCGGAACAAATCGATTTTTTTAGGCAGAAGCAAAACCTGCCTACCGAGCGTTACGATGACATTCTAAAAGAGGCGCATGATCGCGCGTTTGTGGTGGCCGGGGCAATGAAAGCTGATCTGTTGAATGATCTGCGCAAAGCGGTGGACAAAGCCATCGCCGAGGGCAAGACCATTGACTGGTTTCGAAAGGAATTCGAGGCGATTGTGCAGAAACACGGCTGGGAAGGTTGGACGGGTAGCGATACTAAGGCCGGACGCGACTGGCGGACTCGGGTGATTTACAAAACCAATTTGTCGGCCAGTTATGCCGCCGGCCGCTGGCAACAATTACACGATCCCGATCTGCTTAAAGGTCGTCCTTACTGGAAATATATTCATAACGATACGGTCCAGCACCCGCGCGAACTCCATGTAGCATGGTCAGGGACGGTGCTGCGCTATGACGATCCGTGGTGGCACACGCATTTTCCTCCCAATGGCTGGGGCTGCCGTTGCCGGGTTGCGGCGGTTACCGCCGATGAGTATACAGGCGCAAAACCGCTCAGTGGCGATACTTATACTTATATAAATAAGGATGGCAAGATGCGTACCGTACTCAATAGGGTCGATCCAGATTGGGATTACGCGCCGGGGAAAAGCAATCTTGACAAGTTGATAGGCTTTCGACAGCAAAAAATGGAAAACCTGCCTTGGCAATTGGCCCGTTCAAATGTGATGGATTTGGTCAACAGCTCTATTTTTGCTCGCTTCTTTAGCGGTGAGCTGCACGGTGAGTTTCCGGTCGCGGTGCTGCCGGTTGAGGATCAGGCGTTATTGGGTTCGGATACTGCGACGGTGTTGCTGTCGCAGCATTCTTTGTCCACGCACTTGCTTAGTCACCCTGAAATAGGTTTGGCGGATTATCGTAAGATACAGACCATTTTGGAAGAGGGTGAGGTTTATCGCCAAGGCGATGAGCGTTTGATTTATCTGGCGCTGGACGGTGTTATCTATCGGGCGGCATTAAAACGCACGATGGACGGACAGAAGAATTATTTTTTGACGCTGTTTATCGATGAGCGTGGCAAACCGCCGGGCGGGGCTGTAAAAGTTGAACGGTGACTCACCGCGCGGGAGGCACCCGCGCTTGCCCTCATCAATCGCTGCTGCGAAAGGGGTCGGCAGCCGAGCCGACGGTGAGCGGGTTAAGTATAAATCAATCATGTGGCAATCATGGAAATAATCTACGACGACGCTGAGGTAATCGCTGCTCTGCAACGTCTGCGCGATAGGGTGGGTAATATTCGCCCGGCGCTGGCCGAGATTGGCGAGATGATGACTGAGTCTACCAAGCGCCGGTTTGGTACGACAACCAGTCCTGATGGGGTGCTTTGGGCAGCTAATAGTGATGTTACTATTGATCGAAAAGGCCACGCTAGGCCACTAACAGGCGAAACCGGTGAGTTAATGGATAGCATTCATTATCAACTGTATGGGCATTATGCTGTGGAGATAGGGAGTAATAAGGATCAAGCGGCTATGATGCAGTTTGGCGGTACGAAAGAGGAGTTCCCGCATTTGTGGGGCGATATCCCGGCTCGTCCATATTTAGGTATTTCGGCGGCTGATAAAACAGAGGTGCTCGGTATTATTGAGCGTCATTTGAATTTATGATTTAAGACGGTGCGACTATTAAGGGTGTTACTGCACTATTAATAGCCACCTCTCGCAGAACCAGCCTGCGTTTGGCCTAGGCACCGTGCTGTGTACACAGCGGAGCTAGGTTATCACGCGAGCGTTATAAGATGGAAATTCGTTGCGGGAAATGTAGTAAAAAGTTGGCTGAAGGCGAGTTTATTTGTTTATCGATAAAATGCCCGAGGTGCGGTGCGATTAATCATCTGAAGGCCATCGAGCCTCTCATCAGTACGCCTAGAGCGTCAGACAAAGAGGTTTTATAATGGTAAATCCAATGATTCCCTGGGTAGGCGGTAAAAGGCGTTTGGCCAAACACATTCTGCCAATGTTCCCTGCTCATGAGTGTTATGTTGAGCCGTTTTCTGGCGGCGCGGCGCTATTTTTCATGAAAGAGCCGGTGCGTGTTGAGGTAATCAATGATATTAACGGTGAGTTGGTTAATCTATATCGTGTTGTGCAAAATCATTTAGAGGAGTTTATCCGGCAGTTTAAGTGGTCGCTAGTCAGTCGGCAGATGTATAAGTGGCTTAAGCTGGCGCACGTTGAAACGTTGACCGATATCCAAAGGGCGGCAAGGTTTTACTATCTGCAAAAAATGGCTTTCGGCGGTAAGATCTCGGGGCAGACATTTGGTACGGCTACCACGAGCGCGCCCAGGTTAAATTTGCTGCGGATCGAGGAAGAGTTATCGGCGGCTCATTTGCGGTTATCTCGTGTGTATATTGAGCATTTGGCGTGGGATGATTGTATTCGTCGGTATGACAGGCCGCACACGCTATTTTATTTAGACCCGCCGTATTGGGGGACCGAAGGTTATGGCGTTGTTTTTGAATTTGATCAGTATGCCAGGATGGCTGAATTAGCCGGATCAATCAAAGGCAGTATGATTATTTCGGTTAACGATATCCCTGAGATGCGGCAAGTATTTTCAGGTATGGAAATGTCGGTGGTTGATATTAAATATACTGTAGGCGGTAAGCAGGGCAAATCCGCGAAGGAATTAATTATCCGCAATTTTTAG